CTGCGCGGCGTATCGGCCGAGGACGAGCGCAACCAGCGCCGCTGGAAGAAGTACGTCGACAGCCTGGGGCCTGGCGATCAGGCCGAGTACGACGTCACCATCCCGCGCGACCCCAAGCAGAGCGCCAAGTTCATGGCCGTGGTGCGCCGGCTCCTGGAGCGCACCGAGGCATTCAGCGAGTTCGATGCCCTGCGGGCCTGGGTCGTGGTGGGCGCCGGCTACATGGAACAGGACGAGTCCGGCGCCTGGGTGGCCAAGTCGCTGGCGTGGAACAACATGGACGGCGCCGAGTTCAGCGAATTGTTCCAGCGCGCCGAGACGTTCCTTTACTCCGACCGAGCCCGGCAGACCCTGTGGCGTCACCTGAACGCGCACCAGCACGCCGAGGCGGTCAAGCAACTGCTGGAGGACCGCCATGGATGACGACACCCCCAACACCCAAGCGCCGGCCGTGCAGGCGGCGGCGATCGTTAATCCTGCCTCATGGCTGGATTTGGGATTCGGCCACGAGGTTCTACTGCTGGAGCGCCACATCGCTAGGTTAAGCGGCTGACAACGGCCGCGCAGACCTACCCGAAGCGCGCGATGTAGCCAGCCGTTGGCAGTCGCGCTTGAACCGACAGTTAGATGGCTGGTGGAAAACCGAAGGGAACTATGAACCGCGTGATTTTTGGTGACTGCCGCGAGACGATGCGCGACCTGAAGGCGCAGGGCGTTCGCGTGCAGTGCTGCGTGACAAGCCCGCCTTACTTCGGGTTGCGCGACTACGGCCACCCCGGGCAGATTGGCCTGGAGAAGACGCCGGCCGAGTACGTGGCCGCGCTGGTGGAAGTGTTCGAGGGCGTGCGCGACCTGCTGGCCGACGATGGCGTGCTGTGGCTGAACCTTGGCGACAGCTACGCGGGCTACCACGGAAACAAGAACAGCGAAGTTCCGACCAGCAGCACGAACGGCTGGACCAATGGCTACAACGAGAACAAGCGCGGCGGCGCACGCCCGCAAGACATTGGGCTGAAGCCGAAGGACTTGGTAGGCGCACCGTGGCGTGTGGCCTTTGCGCTGCAAGAAGCCGGCTGGTACTTGCGCCAGGACATCATTTGGCACAAGCCCAACCCGATGCCCGAGAGCGTGACCGACCGCTGCACCAAGAGCCACGAATACCTGTTCTTGCTGACCAAGAGCGAGCGGTACTACTTTGACGCGGACGCGATCAAGGAGGATGCCGTGGGGCAGAACCTGCATGACCTGACGGGGCCGGGGTACGCCGCGCCCGGCCAGGCGCCGAACACTGGCAACCGGAAGGCGTTGCGCACCGACATTGAAAGCAGGCACCGCAGCCAGATCAAGGGCGGCCAAAGCCTGCAAGCCGAGCCCGATGGCCGGCGCAACCGCCGCAGCGTGTGGACCGTGCCGACGCAGCCCTACGCCGGGGCGCACTTCGCAGTGTTCCCGGCCGATCTGATCGAGCCCTGCGTGCTGGCCGGAAGCCGGCCCGGTGACGTGGTGCTTGACCCGTTCATGGGCAGCGGGACAACGGCCCAGGTGGCGCAGGCGCTGGGCCGGCAATGGATCGGGTGCGAACTCAATGCCGAGTACGCGCCATTACAGCAGGCACGCACGGCGCAGGCCGCGCTTGCCATCTAACGTGCTGGTGATCGACTTCTACCAGGAGCCAGCCCGATGACCCTTGACGACATCCGCCAGCGTTGCGTCCTGCGTGACGGGCACTGGCTGTTCCGCGGCGCCCTGTCGGCCGGGAAGTGGCCGCGCATCTGGGGGCCGGACCTATCCAGGGGCGGCGAACTGCATGCCCAGGTCGGCCGCCGGCTGGTCTGGCAACTGCTGACCGGCAAGGCCATCCCCGAGGGTCATCGCGTATGGGGAACCTGCCGGGAAAACGCCTGCCTGATCCCCAGCCATTGCGCGTGCGGCACCACGGCCCAGTGGGGCGCCTACATGACCGAGAGCGGCATCCACAAGGCCAGCGTCCCGCGCAAGGTCGCCCGCATCGCGCTGGCGGCCAAACGCACCCACCTGAGCGCCGAGCAGATCCTGGAGGTCCAACTGAGCGACGAGCCCGGCATCGTGCTGGCCGAGCGGCTGGGCGTCAGCGACAGCACGATCAGCAAGGCGCGGCAGGGTAAGCACCTGATCGCCCGGCAGGCCGGTGGAGTCTTCGCGGGGCTGATGCGATGAGAAGGACCGGATTCGCCAGGAAGGTCTACACCCCGCCGCCACCGGCACCGCTGCGGCCGGCCACTCGGCGCGCATCCTACGCCGGCGCAACCGTGTCCACACCCATTCCCAAGCACAACTACATCCGCAGCCCCAAGCTGCTGGCAGCGGTGCGCCAGCTGCCGTGCCAGCACACCGGCATCGTCGGCCAGACCGAGCCGGCGCACTCCAACTGGCAGGACGGCAAAGGCATGGCCATCAAGGCGGACGACAACCGGGTGGCGGCGTTGGCCAGGACCGTGCACCGCGAACTGGACCAAGGCTCCCGTCTGACCGAGGCGCAGCGCAAGGCTCTGTGGTGGCGCGCGCATGTGGCCACCGTGCGCCTGCTGCTGGCCACCAAGCAGTGGCCGGCCCGCGTGCCGATACCCGACATCGACAACTGCCCCTTCGATTTGGAGCCGCTACCATGATCCAAGCCACCCGACCAGCAGGCCGCCGCGGCCCCACGGTGATCAGCAACGAGGCTGTCTACCAGTGCTACGTGGACCTGTGCGGTGCCAACCCGCCCATCACCGCAACGCGCCAGGTGGTGGCAGACACCCTGGGCGTGCCGTTTCGCATCATCGACGAGCACACCGACCGGCTGCTGGCGGCCAACCGGCTGCGCCGGGTGCTGCCGGGCGTGTTCGAGCCCATCGAGCGCATGGAAAACCGCGCCGTCAGCTTCACGACGATCCCGGGCGGCGGCGCGAAGCTCGAAATCGGCGACCAGATCATCGACATCCTCAACATGCGCGAGGGATCGATGATCCTGGGCCTGATCGATGGCTGGTTGCGCTCCAAGGTCCCCTACCGCGGCACCAAGACCGCGCCGGCGAGGGGCAAGTGATGCTGCCCGCTTCCGTCTTCCCCCGCCCGCTGGTGTTCACCAACGGTTGTTTCGACCTGCTGCACGCCGGCCATGTGGACAACCTGACCCGCGCCAGGGCGCAAGGCGCGTACCTGGTGGTGGCCATCAACAGCGACGACTCCGTGCGCGCGCTCAAGGGGCCGAGCCGGCCAATCATGCCGCAGGGCCACCGTGTGGCCATGTTGAGCGCGCTGCGCTGCGTCGACCTGGTGCTGGTGTTCCACGACCCCACCCCGATCAAGCTGATCTTGGAGTGCCGGCCCGACGTGCTGGTCAAGGGGTCCGACTACGACCCGGCCGCCGTCGTCGGCGCCGCAGAGGTCACGAGCTGGGGCGGCAGGGTTGTCTGCATCCCCAACCGCCTGCGCTACCTATCCACCACCGCCATCATCGAAAGGATCAAGGCATCATGAGCAACCCCAAGGCCCCGGGCCTGTTTCTAGACCGTGACGGCGTCATCAACGTCACCGAGCCCGGCGTGTTCGTCAACCGTGCGCGCGACTTCCGGCTGTGCACCGGCATCATCCCCCTGTGCCACCACTACGCTGCCCGTGGCCACCGCATCATCGTCGTGACCAACCAAGCCGGCATCGCCGAAGGCCACCTGACCGCGCCGGAGCTCCACCGGATCCACGCGCATATGTCCGGCCTGTTTGCCGATCGCGGCATCCGGCTGGCCGGCATCTACTACTGCCCAGACTACAGCGAAACCCACCGCAAGCCGGCCCCGGGCATGATCCTGGACGCAGCCCAGGAGCACAACATCGACCTGCCGGCATCCACCCTGATCGGCGACCGTGACAGCGACATCGAGGCCGGCCGCAGGGCGGGCATTGGCACCAACATCCTGATCAAGCCCAACCAGGTCGCCGAGCTCCTGATGTAACCCCCGGCAGGCATTGGCCCGCCACCTGAGCACCCACCGCCGGGCGCAGCCCGGCCACCCCCACCCAGGCCCGCCTCGCGCGGGCTTTTTCACGCCCGCAATACCCCCACCTTGCATGGCATCCCGCCGACCCCGTCGGCATCATCCGCGCCCATGCACTTAACAACCCTGTTAACACCGGATTCCGTTAATACCCCGGGGGACTGCCATGGCTGAGCGCAAGGTGGCAGACCTGGAGAAACTGGAGCTCGACTACCGCACCGGGCTGCGCACATTCCGGGAGATGGCCAAGACCCACGGCATATCCGGACCGCGCATCAAGCAGATCGCCGACCGCGAGGGGTGGACCCGCGACCTGGGAGCCAAGATCCGGCAGACCGCCGCCGCCAAGCTGGCGCTGCCACCACCCAGCGAGGCCAAGCTGGAGACGGAGCAGGCCATCGTCCAGGCCGGCGCCGACAACATCGTGGCCATGGTGCTGTCCCATCGGCGTGACGCCCAGCGCGCCCGCGCCCTGGCCGTAGCCATGATGGAGGAGGTCGAAGTGATGACCCGGGCACCGCTGGTGCTGCGCGACCTGCAGGACACCCTGCGCAAGTGCAGGGCCGGCGAGGAGATCCCGGCCGACGTCATGGCCCGCGCCGACCAGCTGCTGGGCCAGGCCCTCACCGTGGATAGCCGGGCCGGCACGCTCAAGACGCTGTCCGAGACGCTCATCAAGGTGGTGGCCATCGAGCGCGACACCTTCCACATCGACGGTGGAGGCGACAAGCCCGCAGGCGCCGACGCCAGTGTCCTGGCCGGCGCCATGTCGGCCCACGCGCAGCGCATGGAGCAGGCGTTTGCCAAAGCCACCGCGGCCATCACAGCAGGAGCACACTCAGAATGAACCCCAAGATCCTGGTGGTGGGCGATGTCATGCTCGACCGCTACATCCACGGCACCGTGGAGCGCATCAGCCCCGAGGCGCCCATCCCCATCTTGCGCCGGGCCCACATCGAGCACCGAGCCGGCGGCGCGGCCAACGTGGCGGCCAACTTGGCCAGCCTGGGAGGCGATGTCATGCTGGTGGGAGCGATCGGCGCCGACGAGGACGGCGACACCCTGGGCGAACTGTGCAAGACGATCGGCCGGCGGTTCCTGACGCTCAACGCCCCCGGCGGAAAGACCACGGTCAAGGCCCGCTACGTCTGCGCCGGCCATCAGCTGCTGCGCGTCGACCAGGATGGCACCAAGCCAACCCCGCGCGCGCTGGAGGACATCGAGCAGGCGGTTGCCGGCCACATCGGCAGCGCGCAGGCGCTGATCCTGAGCGACTACGCAGGCGGCGTGCTCGCCGACCCGCAGCCGCTGATCCGCCGCGCCAACCGGGCCGGCGTGCCCGTCCTGGTCGACCCAAAGGGCACCGACTGGGAGCGGTACCGGGGTGCCGCGCTCATCAAGCCCAACCATTCCGAGCTGCGCGCGGTGCTCGGCGACTACGGCCAGACGGAGTTGATGTGCCGCGGCGCAGACCTGATCCGCAGGATCGGCATTGATCGCATGCTGGTGACCCATGGCGCCGGCGGCATGACCGTGATAGACCGCATGGGCGACTACCACCACCAACCAGCCAAGAGCGGCCCGGTGGTGGATGTCACGGGCGCCGGGGACACCGTGCTGGCCTGCGTGGCATACGGCCTGGTCCTCAATATCCCGTGGCGGACCATCCTGGACCGGGCGGCAGCAGGTGCGGCGGCCGTCTGCGCTCGGCAAGGCACCAGCTTGGTGACCCCGGCGGACCTGCACATAGGCCCGACGCCTGAGCAGGTGGCAGCATGATGCACCCGCACCACCGCACCGTCGTCCAGGCCCTGGGGGATGCGCACCGGGCCACGGTATCGCTGATGGGCAACCAGGCGGTCCTGGAGGCGATTGCCAGCGCCGGCAGCCACATGGGCGCAGCCCTGCGCGCCGGCCGCACCATCTACAGCTGCGGCAACGGCGGCAGCATGGCCGACGCCATGCACTTCGCCGAGGAGCTCACCGGGCGCTACCGCAAAGACCGCGGCCCGCTGGCGGCCACCGCCATCAGCGACCCGACGCACCTGACCTGCGTGGCCAACGACTACGGCTTCGAGCACGTCTTCTCGCGCTACATCCACGGCCACGCCTACGCCGGGGACGTTCTCCTGGCCATCAGCACCAGCGGCACCAGCGCCAACGTCCTGCGCGCCATCGAGGCGGCGCACCGCTGCGGCATGACCGTGGTCGGGCTGAGCGCGGCCGGATTCCACGGCGCCCTGCATGCCGATGACTACGACATCGCCACCGGGCCGGCCGGCAGTACCACCGACCGGGTGCAGGAGCTCCACATCAAGGTCATCCACATCATGGTGCAGTTGATCGAGCGCGTTGCGCTGGGCGTCGAATGAGCACAGCCACCGCCGACAAGACCCCCGCCGCACTGGCCCAGGCCATGCTGGACCGGCACCGGCCGGCCCTGATGGCTGCGCCGTTCGAGATGCTGTCCGAACTATGGGGCAGTATCGAGGCGGCCTACGGCATGACCGGCATTGCCTGGCTTGGCCGCAATGACCGGTACTTCATGCTGGTGCGCTTGCTGCACCGGATCGACGCCATCCACCCATGGCTCTACGCCCGCTGCCGCGAGGTCGAGCAGGATCCCGATGGCTACCTGGACCTGTGGGCCCGCGAGCACTACAAGAGCACCATCATCAGCAATGACCGGTACTTCATGCTGGTGCGCCTGCTGCACCGGCTGGACGCCATCCACCCATGGCTCTACGCCCGTTGCCGCGAGGTCGAGCAGGATCCCGATGGCTACCTGGACCTGTGGGCCCGCGAGCACTACAAGAGCACCATCATCACCTTCGCCGGCATCATCCAGGAGATCGCCCGCGACCCGGAGATCACGATCGCCATCTTCAGCCACACCAAGCCGGTGGCCCGCAAGTTCCTGGCGCAGATCAAGAAGGAGCTGGAGAGCAACGCCGAACTGCCGGCGGTCTATCCGGACGTGTTCTGGGCCGACCCGAAGCGCCAGGCCCCGCAGTGGTCCGAGGACAAGGGCCTGATCTGCAAGCGCCGCACCAACCCGAAGGAGAGCACGATCGAGGCCCATGGGCTGGTCGACGGCCAGCCGACCGGCGCGCACTTCGCGCTGCGCGTCTACGACGACGTGGTGACCCTGGAGTCCGTCAACACCCCCGAGCAGGTGCAGAAGACCACCACGGCGTGGGAACTGTCCGACAACCTGGGCGCCCGGGGCGACAACGGCCTGCTGCGCGCCTGGCATGTTGGCACCCGGTACAGCTTCGCCGACACCTACCAGACCATCATCGACCGGGGCGCGCTGAAGGTGCGCATCTATGCCGCCACCGACAACGGCCTGATGGATGGCCAGCCGGTGTTCCTGTCGCCAGCCGCATGGGCCGACAAGCGCCTCAAGCAGTCGGATGCCGTGATCGCCTGCCAGCAGCTGCAAAACCCCGCAGCCGGCACCCAGGCGATGTTCCACAAGGACTGGCTGCGCTTCATCGACATCCGCCCGGCCACGCTCAACGTCTACATCATGTGTGACCCGGCCAACTCGAAGAAGAAGGAGTCCGACAACACCGCCTTCGCTGTGGTCGGGGTGGACGCGGCCGGCAACCGCTACCTGCTGGACGGTTTCCGCCACAAGATGGGCCTGAAGGAGCGATGGGAGGCGCTGCGCGGCCTGCGCCGGGTCTGGATGCGCCAGCCAGGCGTGCAGATGGTCAAGTGCGGCTACGAGCGGTATGGCATGCAGGCCGACCTGGAGTATTTCCAGCTCGAGATGATCCGCGACGGCGAGGCCTTCGAGATCGTTGAGCTCTCCTGGACCAGCGACGGGGCGAAAGCCAAGGACGACCGGGTGCAGCGCCTGCAGCCCGACTTCAAGAGCGGCCGGTTCTACCTTGCCATGGTCTGCCAGCGCAAGGTGCCGGCGCTGGACAAGGCCGGCCGGCCGGTGCTGGGTGCCGACGGCAAGCCGATCATGGTCATGGAGCCCTACGAGACGGCCAATCAGCGCAAGGTGCGCGAGGGCGGCCAGGCCTTCCGGATCTTCCAGCCGGTGCGCGCGCGGGACCACGAGGGCAACGTCTACAGCCTCAACAAGGGCTTCCTCGATGAGTACCTGACCTACCCGTTCAGCGCCAAGAAGGACCTGATCGACGCCACCTCCAGGCTTTACGACATGGACCCGGTGCCCCCGGTCCTGATAGACGAGACGGCCCTGGAGCCCGAGACTTTCGTGGACTGATCACCAGGAGCAGCAACCATGGCCACCGCACCCCCCAGCCAAGACCCCAGGACCGTCGTGCGCACCAGCACCGCGCTGTGGAGCGAGATCGTGCGCGGCGTGCGCGGCACGGATGACGTGCTCACGCCGCACGACCCGGCCTACCAGTGGAGCAACGGACGCACCCACTACGAGGTCAAGCCCTACGGATGGACCCAGGATGTCACTTAGCCTTGCCGACTTCCGCCAGCGGGCCATGGTGGATGCCTATGTGCCACCGGATGGCTACGACGGCCTGCCCGACTCCATCAAGGCCATCGTCAGCCCCAAGGAATACGCCTGGCTGTCGGATCCCGAGAAAGCCCGCCTCGTGCAAGACCTCACCGAACCGGACCCCGAATCATGAACACCGAACACATGGTCACCGCCGACCCCGTCCTGCGCGCCAATGACGAAGTCATCGCCAAGGAGGTCGCCGAGCTGCTGCTGGCTACCTACCCGGGCTACCTGTGGGCAGTCTCCATCGACAGCCGCGACAGCGTGGGCATGCTGGACGTGCGCAACCTGAGCCTGAGCGGCAAGTGGGGATTCCGCTTCCCGCTCAAGGAGTACCTCGACGGCCTGGATACCCGCCGCAAGATCATGCGCGCCGGCGGCGAGATCCTGGAGCGGTACCGCATGCCGCGCCGGACCTTCAGCGCCGACCACTACGCCCACATCCCAACCGACCGATTTGGAAACTTCAAGGCCGACCTATGACCAACAACCCGCAAGCCACGTCCACCACCGCCGGCCGGGACTACCTGGCCCTGGCGCGCGAAGCCTTCAACTCGTCGACCACGTTCTTCGACTCCTCCATCCGGGCGCCGGTGGAGGCCGCCATTCGCCAGTTCCAAGGCGTGCACCCGCAGGGCAGCAAGTACCACACGGACGCCTACCGGTCGCGCAGTCGCCTGTTCCGGCCCAAGACGCGCACCAGCGTGCGAAAGAACGAGGCGATTGCATCCGAAGCCCTGTTCAGCACCAACGACGTGGTCGACATCAGCGCCGAAGACGAGGACAACCCGATCGTTCGCGCATCGGCAGCCGTCAAGAACGCGCTGCTCAACTACCGGCTGCGCAAGAGCATCCCGTGGTTCCAGGTGTCCATGGGTGCCTACCAGGATGCCCAGGTCGTGGGCGTGTGCGTGAGCTACCAGTATTGGAAGTACAACGCCAAGAAGGGCATCGACCAGCCCTGCATCGACCTGCGACCCGTCGAGAACATCCGCATCGACCCCGGTTCCGACTGGTGCGACCCGATCAACTCCAGCCCGTATGTGATCGACATGCTGGCCATGCGGGTGATGGACGTTCGGGCCCGGATGAACAACCCGGATCCGACGACCGGGCAGCCGCGGTGGAACAAGCTGGAGGACGCGACGATCCTGGCCGCCCAGCAGTCCTATAGCGACACGACGCGCCAGACCCGCGAGCGCGGCCGCACCGACTCCAAGGACCAGAGCGGCCAGATCAACGAGTTCGCCATCGTCTGGGTGCACCGGGTGATCATGGAGATCGACGGCGAGGACGTCGTCTACTACACCCTTGGAACGCACGCGCTGCTGTGCAACCCGGTGCCCATCAAGCAGGCGTACTGGCACGGCAAGCGGCCCTACGTCATGGGGTCATGCGTCATCGAGACGCACAAAATCTACCCGGACGGCCCGGTCACGATCGCCAAGGATGTGCAGGCCGAGATCAACGAGGTCGCCAACCAGCGCATCGACAACGTCAAGTTCGCCATGAACAAGCGGTACTGGGTGCGGCGCAATCAGCAGGTGGACATCCGCTCGATCACGCGCAACGTCCCCGGCTCGGTCACGATGATGAACGACCCCGAAAAGGACGTGAAGGTGCAGGAGACGAATGACGTCACCAGCAGCGCCTACCAGGAGCAGGACCGGCTCAACCTGGACTTCGACGACGTCACCGGGTCATTCAGCCAGGCCAGCGTCAACAGCAACCGCAAGCTCAACGAGACGGTCGGAGGGCTCAAGCTGCTGACCAACGACGCCAACCAGATGAGCGCCTACCAGCTCAAGACCTTCGTGGAGACGTGGGTCGAGCCGGTCCTCACCCAGCTGCTGCTGCTGGAGCAGCACTACGAAACCGACGAGCTGGCGCTGCGCCTGGCAAGCAAGGAGGCCGCCAAGCTGATGGAACTGTCCGACGCATCCATGATCGGCGATGCCCTCATGGAGGAATTGCTGGACGCCGAGGTCACGCTGACGGTGAATGTCGGCATCGGCTCCACCAACCCGCAGGACAAGATCAACGCCTTCATGAAGTCCATGTCGAACCTGCGCGAACTGCTGGTCGATGGCGTGCTCGAGCGGTACAACCTGGATGTGGCCGAGGTCATCAAGGAACTGTTCGGCAAGCTGGGCTACAAGAACGGCACCCGGTTCTTCAAGTCTGCCGATGGGCTCACGCCGATGGAGAACGCCATGCGCGCGACCATCCAAGAACTGCAGGCCAAGCTGGCGCAGAAGGTCGATCCGGCCCTGGTGGACGCCCAGGTCCGCAAGCTGGACGCGGAGATCGAGAAGATCACAGCTTCGATCCCGGCCGAGATGGCCAAGACCTTCAAGACCAACATCGACGCATTCTTCGCCAGCCTTCAAGGCGCGCAGATGCTGGCAACGGTGCCGCAGCTGGCCCCCAGCGCAGACCGGCTATCCCAGGCCGCAGGGTACGTGCCGCCGGTGCCGGCCGGCGTCGATCCCGATCTGGTTGCACCCGGCGCGCCGGCCCCAGGGCTAACCCAGAAGGCGATCAAGGACCCTCGAACCGGCATCGAGTTCACGCCTGGCGGCGCGGTGGCCGGCGACACCACGCCTACCACTCCGGCCAGCCCTGAGCAAGCGCGCAGCGCCGTCGAGGGATCGAATCAGGGCATCGAGACTGCGCGGGCCGATTGATGAGCGCCGAACAACTCTCGCAGAACTCCGAGATCCGGGACCTGTTCAAGGCGGTTGAGCTCGGGCTCGACGCGCGCCAGTTCCTGGAGTCCGCACTTGGCAAGTACGTGGCGCAGCGCGCCATGGACGAGATGTACGCCGCCACCCAGGCCCTGGCCGAGGTGGATCCGTTCGACCACAAGGCCATCGTCCAAGAGCAGCTGCGCCACCGAGTAGCCTCTGCCGCGCTGTCCTGGCTGGCCCAGGCCATCGAAGCCGGCTCGCAGGCAGAAACCACGCTGATGGCGATGGACACCACCGATTGATCACCAACCGCAACCCCCAACCAGGAGCCACCATGCCACCCCTCGACACCGACACGACCAGCAATGACGCCACCGGGCACGTCCCGTCCGAGCAGGAGGTCGCCAATTCCCCCCGTATGCAGGCCATGGCCGCCATCCGGGTGCGCCGCGACGACGACAGCGACGACGGCGGCACCAACGACCAGCAACTGGCGCTGCAGACGGAGACGGCCCCGCGCGTGCTCTCCGATGGGCTGGACAAGACCCTTGTGCGCGTGAAGGTCGACGGGGTCGAGCAGGAGATCCCGGTGGCCGAGGTCATCCGCTCGTACCAGAAGGATTCCGCCGCGCAGGCCCGGCTCAACGAGGCCGCGCGCATCCTGGAGGAAGCCCGCCGCACCGCCGAGGCCGTGGCAAAACCCCCGGCTCAGGTGGAAAAGCCCGCGCCTGGCGCAGACACTACCGCCAGTCCGACGCCGGAGACGGTGAAGGGATTCGTGGATGCCCTCTTTGAGGGTGACACGGAGAAGGCGGTGGAAGCGTTCACCAAGCTCGGTATCACCACAGGGCGCGCCGATGGCGCCACCCTGGACCTTGAGCAGGTGCAGGCGCAACTGACGCCGGCAATCAAGCAGCAACTGATTGACGACAGTGCTCTGGACAGGTTCGTGAAGGAAAACGCCGATCTGGCGGCCGACCCGCACCTCGTGAGCGTGACCAATGCCTTCATCCAGGAGGAGGTCAACGGCGGAAAGCCGTATGCCCAGGCCCTGGAGGCCGGCGGGCAGCGCACACGGGAATGGCTGGCCTCCATTGGAGCGGCAAAGCCTTCGCTTGAGCGGTCCACGGGTGCTCACCAACCATCAAAGCTGGAGCGCAAGGCAGGTATCGATGAGGTGCCGGCCTTGAACAGGACTGCGAACACCGCGCAGGACGCGCCAGTCACGACATCCACGGTCATTGCCGAGATGAAGAAGGCGCGCGGCCAGGGGTAGCCAAGCTCCCCCGCCTGCCCAGCGTGGTGCCAGCGGTCCCCAACCTTGTAATTTGGGGAAAGCATCATGGCAACAGGTCAAATTTGGGTCACCAACTCGCTGGGCGGGTATATGTATTCGGACAACCTCTCGAAGGTGCTCCGGATGGCAGTGCAGCCCATGGTCAAGTTCCGCCAGTTCGCGGACATCAAGGACGCCGCCCTGCAGGAGAAGAAGAAGGGCGATGCGTTCCACTGGGACGTCTTCTCGGACGTGACGACCCGCGGCACCACGCTGACGGAAACCACGACGATGCCCGAGACGAACTTCACCGTCACGCAGGGCACCATGACGATCACCGAGTACGGCAACAGCGTGCCGTACACCGGAAAGCTCGACGACCTCTCGGCGCTCCCGGTCAAGGAGATCATCAACAAGGTCCTGAAGAACGACGCGAAGAAGGTCTTCGACATCGCCGCCTGGCGCCAGTTCAACGCCTGCGCGCTGCGCGTGGTCCCGGCCACCTCCGGCACGGCGACGGACGCGATCACGCTGACGACCAACGGCACGGCCACCGGCACGAACAACATCGCGCTGCAAACCGGCCACGTCAAGGCGATCGTGGACATGATGAAGGAGCGCAACATCCCGCCCTACATCAAGGACGACTACATCTCGCTGTCGCACCCGTCCACCTTCCGGGCGTTCAAGAACCAGCTGGAGGCGCTGCACACCTACACGGAGACTGGCTTTGCCATGATCCTGAACGGTGAGATCGGCCGCTACGAGAACTGCCGCTTCATCGAGCAGACGTCCATCCCCAAGGGTGGCGCCGCCGACAGCACGACGTTCCAGCCGCAGACCGACACGGCCGACGCCTGGGACAACGCCAAGAGCTCCTGGGCGTTCTTCTTCGGCGACGACACCGTGGCCGAGGGCATCGTGGTGCCCGAGGAGATGCGCGGCAAGATCCCGAGCGACTACGGTCGCAGCCGCGGCATCGCCTGGTACTACATGGGCGGCTTCGGCCTGGTCCACACGGCGGGCAACAACAACGCCCGCATCGTCAAGTGGGACTCGGCCAGCTGATGGCCATCTGCCGCCCGGGTCGCTGGCCCGGGCGGTGCTGATCTGCAACCTTCACCTTCACCAAGGAGCCCATCATGGCTTACGACTCCCCCGAATACGCTGTGCGCCGCGACCAGTCGCACCTGACCGTGGCCGGTGCCACCACCGAAAGCGCCCGCATCATGTCCTTCCAGCGCCTGCGCTTGAAGAAGGTGCACGCCCAGGTGGTGACGGCCGGCACGGCCACGACCCACGCGCTCAACATCTACCACGGCACGACCTCGATCGGCGCGATCTCCATCGGCACGGCGACGGCACACTCGCAGTTCAGTTCTGCGCTGCTGGACCGCACCGTCGAATCGCTGGAGCGCCTGGCGGTGCGCACCGGGGCCGACGCCACCGGCGTGTGCCTGGTCAGCTACGAGTACGAGATCCTGCCGGACGCGGTCAAAACCGCCTGATACCCCCGCACTGCGTTGCACCTCGAAAAGGCCGGGCCTACCATGGGCTCGGCCTTTTTTCATACCCTCACCAGGAGTGCAACATGGACGGCAAGGACACGACGGGCGGCATGTACCGGCCCAACGGCAAACTGCAGGGCGACACCAGCCCGATGCCCAACAAGGGCACCGGCACCGGTGTGACCGACACCTACGGCGCCGATCTGGGGCAGGATTCCTGCAACTGCATCAGCGAGAACATCTCCAGCGCCACGCGCTCGGACGGCATGGAGGCTGCATAACCATGGCCTCGAAACTCGATCGCAGCCGTCCCTACGGCACAGTGCACGGCGGCTCCGGCGTCGTGGTCTACGAGCAGGACGGCAAGGAGTTCGACGGCGCTGGCAACCAGGTGGTCCGCGCCGAGCCGGCACAGGTCCAGGACTCCGGCCAGCAGGCCGGCGACCCCGGCGCCGAACCCTCTCCCGTCACCAAGGATGCCCAGGGCAACCTGTTCCGCGACGGCGAGATCCTCGACACCGAGGACATGACCGTGGAGACGCTGCGCGTTATCGCCAAGGACATGGGATTGCGCCTGCACCCCCAGACCGGCAAGGCGAAGGTGCTGGCGGCCATCCACCCCCAGACCGGCAAGGCGAAGGTGCTGGCGGCCATCACCGAAGCGGCCGGCCCGGTGGACCAGCTGGCAACCCAGATGGGTGGCTGAAGGTGGTCTGGCGTCCGGAAGACCCGCAGGGGGGTGAAGCCCTGAAGTGCCGCTGGGATGTGGTGCCCTACATCCGCGGCAAGGGCATCGACATCGGCTGCGGGCCGACCAAGGTGCTCCCCCACGCCATCGGGATCGACAGCCTCAAGGACACGGAGTTGTTCGGGGTGCAGATGAAGCCGGATCTCGTGTGCGAGGATGCCACCCAGCTGGCCATCCCGGACGCGGATCTGGACTTCGTGTTCTCGAGCCACCTGCTGGAGCACATCGAGGACACCCGGGCCGCGCTGCGCGAGTGGTGGCGCGTGCTCAAGGTGGGCGGCTATCTGGTGCTGTACCTGCCCCATGCCGATCTGTACCCCAACATCGGCCAGCCGGGCGCCAACCCGGACCACAAGCACGACTTCACCAGCGCGGACATCCTGGACGCCATGGTGCCCGTGTGCAGCGCCACGGATGCCGGCATGGACGTGCTGGTCGACGAGGTGCGCGACGCCGGCATGGAGTACAGCTTCCTGCTGGTCATACGCAAGACGGCCCGGGTCAACGGCGTACGGTCTATGAATCTGACGGTGCCGCCCAAGCCAGATGGAAAGACCGCCTGCGTGGTCCGCTACGCCGGCGGCATCGGCGACATGATCCAGGCCAGCGGCATCCTGCCCGAGCTCAAGCGCCAAGGGTTCCACGTCACCATGATGACCACCCCGCGGGGCCAGGAACTGCTGCGCGAGGATCCCAACGTCGACGACTGGGTGATCCAGGACAACGACCAGGTGCCAAACCACCTGCTGCCCGAGTATTGGGCGGTGTGGGAGCGCAAATACGACCGGTTCATCAACCTGTGCGAGTCGGTGGAGGGCACGCTGCTGCCGATTCCAGGGCGCAGCGCGCACAAGTGGCCGGACAACCTGCGCCGCTTGATGCTCAACCAGAACTATGGCGAGTTCGTGGCCCGCATCGCCGATCTTCCCTACGAGAGCGCGGCCAGGTTCTACCCGACACCGGCCGAGGCGTCCGAGGCCGATCGGTACGTGCACAACCTGAGCCGCGGCAAGCCGGCATTCGTGGTCCTGTGGGTGCTGGCTGGCTCCAGCCTGCACAAGACCTACCCCCACATGGACGACGTCATCGCCAACATCGTGGAGGGCATGCCCGATTCGCATGTGATCTTCATCGGCGACGAGCTCTGCCAGATCCTCGAAGCCGGATGGGAAAAACATCCGCGCGTGCACTGCCGCAGCGGCAAGACCACGATCCGCCAAGACCTCGCGCTGGCCCAGCGCGTGTCGTGCGTGATCGGCCCGGAGACTGGCGTGCTCAACTCGGTGGCCTTCATGCCGGTGGACAAGGTGGTGATGCTCAGTCACAGCACCCAAGAGAACCTGACCAAGCACTGGATCAACACCTTCACGCTCGCGCCAAATGCACAGCACGCGCCGTGCTACCCGTGCCACCGGCTGCACTACGACTGGACGCACTGCCACGAGGACAAAGCCACCGGCACCGCCGTGTGCCAGGTCGCGATCTCGCCCCGCATGGCCTTCGATGCGGTCGGCCAGGCATACGTCAAGTGGAGGGAGCGCGTCGAGTTCCTGTCCAAGCGGAGGATCTGCGCATGAACCTGGACACCCTGATCAAGACCGCGGCCACCCGGGCCGACGATCTGGCCGCCGGCACCCTGTGGAGCCGCGCCGAGTGGATCGAGTTCGCCAACGACGCCCAGAACGAGGCATGCCGGCGCGCGCGGCTGCTGGTCGACTCCACCACGCCCGACGTGTGCAACATCACCCTGGTCGATGGCACGGGCACCTACGACCTGCACGACAGCATCATCTTCATCCGCCGCGCGCGCCTGCTGGACGCCGACGGCACCGGGCTGGCGGTTCTGCGGCGGGTGCACGCTGACGACCTGGACCGGGAGGCCGGCCCGGGCTGGCAGGAGGAGGTCGGCCAGCCCAGGGCCTACGTCACGGGCCTGGACACCCACCAGCTGCGCCCGTTCCCGATCCCCGACACCAGCGACTGGGAAGTGCAGCTCACGGTCACGCGCACGCCGGTCATCCCCGCCAACCATGAAACCTACCCGATGGAGGAGGGCGACGATGTGCCGGAGATCCGCGCGCGCTGGCACCTCGGTCTGGTGAACTGGATGCTGTACCGGGCGTTCAACAAGCACGACAGCCAGGCCTACAACCCCAAGGCCGCGCAGATGTTCCTGGGCGACTTCGAGGCGGAGTTCGGCAAGAAGTCCAGCGCGATCGACGAGGCGTGGCTGGCCCGGGAGCAGGATCTCACCGAGGT